CGAGGCATACGACCGCCCCTTCTGCAGCCTGGACGGCCTTCTAGGCATGTACGGCGACTGGACGGACATCTCGCAGTGGCCGCAGGTTCCGGGAGCGGAGGCGGTGGAACGCCGGCGCCTGGCCAGGCAGGAGGACCCGACGGCAAAAAGAGGGGTCATAGGGGCGTTCTGCCGGACATACACCATCACCCAGGCTATGGAGAAATTCATCCCGGGGATGTACGAGGAGACGGCCGCGCCGGGGAGGTATACCTACACCGGAGGCTCCACGGTTGGAGGCGCGGTGGTCTACGACGGGGACCTGTTCCTCTATTCGCACCATGCGACGGATCCATGCTCGGGGCTCCTGGTCAACGCATTCGACCTAATACGCCTGCACATGTATGGGGAGCGGGACAGAGAGACGAAGGAGGGAACGCCGGCTAACAAGCTGCCGTCCTTTGTGGCCATGAGCCGCATGGCAAGGGAGGACGCCGCAGTGTCGGAACTGCTGGCGAAAGAGAGATTGGAGCGCGCCCAGCAGGCTTTTGGCGACGATACGCCAGACGAGGATGGGCCTGGCCTGGAATGGATCAAGCGCCTGACCGTGGATGGAAACGGAAAGATCGAGAAGACCATCAATAATGCGGTAATCGTGCTGGAGAACGACCCTCTTCTGAAGGGGAAGATCGTGACGGATGAATTTGCCAGCTGCGGCATAGTATTGGGAAAACTGCCATGGAGTCA